TTATATTATTATATCAGCATATTTAGTATCGCTATCCCATAGTATTTCTTGTACTGAAAAATTTAGTAAATTACGTTTAGTCTCTATATCGTTACTGTTTAATATATTAACTAATTGTTTAAGTTTTTTATATTTTTCTTCTGGAGATATAATATTATTATTTAATTCTTCTTGTTTAAGGAATAATAATTCTTTTTTAAAATCCTCGTTTTCTTGTGTTAAAGTTTCTATTTTGCCTATTAATGGGGCGCTTGCTGTATTGCTTAAAATAGATATTTTATCTATCAAATTATTTATTTTTGTTTTATTGGTTTGGATTGTTTTTTCTATGGTTTGAATTTTACCTTTTTGACTTTTAGGTTCTTTGACTTCAATAGTTCTTTTAAATTCTTCAATGTCTAGTTTCACATATGAATTTAATGCTTCTTCTATTTGTTTGTCTAATATTTTTTGGCTAACTTGTTTGCAATCACAATAATTTTTGCCGAAAGATCTTCTGCCACTACAAACATAAACATAAGATATGCTACCATCTTTATTTTTGTGGTTATAGTTCACTGTCATAGATGAACCACATTTAGAACATCGCAAAGTGCCAGTTGAGTAACTAACTTGTGAATTTTTAGGTCGTGGCTTAGTTTTGGTTTTTTCTTGTATACTTTGGACTAGTAACCATAAATCGGAGTTTATTATCCCCTCATGTTTACTAACAGCATAAAACATAGATTTATCATTCCATCTGTGTTTACCATTAGTATAAGGTCGTCTATTGTAAGTTATTACACCATTAACCCCGTTCGGTTCTCCAAAAACTTCGCCAAAGTTACTAAGATATTTAATTATTTCTTTATCACATCTTACATATATAGGTGAAGTTAAAATATTTTTTATAGTACTAAGACACCATTTAATATCTTTAGTGTCATATAACCATTTTTGAACTTTATGCATACTATTTGTAGATATGTATAAATTAAATATTTCTTTTACTATTTCTTTCTTAGCATTGTCTAATTTGAGGTAGGTTGCTTTTTTATTCCCTATATCAATTCTTTGAGTTGAATATCCAAAAGGAACATTGCCACCAGTCCATTTACCCGCTTTAGCCATTTCTTTCATGTTATCTTTTACCCTTTGTCTTATGTTTTCTCTTTCCATTTCAGCAAAAGAAGCTAATATCATCATTATTAATTTGCCAAGCGGTGTTCCTGGATCAAAACCTTCTGTTACACTTACAAGCTTTATATTTAATTTATTTAGCTTATCATATATATTTACGAAATCAACTACGTTTCGTGCGATACGATCTATTTTATAGCAAGCAATTATATCAAATTCATTATTCTTAGCTCTATTCATCATTATTTTAAAATCAGGTCTATTGGTGTTCCCGCCGCTAAAACCTTCATCTTCAAATATTTCAAATTGAACATTAGATTTACGCCTTAAAAAATATTCTTTACAAATTTCAATTTGATTTTTTATACTTTCTCCCTTATCTGTTTCGATCGATTTTCTGCTGTATATGGCAACTTTCAATTCTAAAAGCCCCCTTTTTTTATATTATTTGTCATTATTTTTCATTGATAAAACTTTTAAATCAATTGATATAGCTTCTTTTATTATGTCCCAAATATCTTCTGGAATTTTGCTAACATCTTTAAGTGCATCTTGCTCAAGTAAAGTTGTCACAACATTATCTAAAGCAGCGTATTTTTCTCTTTTTAAAAAATATTCAACTGTTGCTGTTTCACTAAACCAATATTCAGCTGTTGTATTAAAAAAATTAGCTAATTTAGCAGCTGTTTTTTTACTTGCCACACGTCTTCCACTTTCAATATCGCCAATCACACTCGTTGATATATTTAATTTTTTAGCTAACTCTTGTTGAGTTAATCCTTTTTCAGATCTTGCGTTCTTTAGTCTTTCAGAAAATATAGTCAAAAATAATCACCTTCCTTATTTATATTGTACGATATATTTTATCGCATTTCAAGATAAATAATTTTACAATATGTGATTTTTAACGCATAATGCGATAAAATAAGCATGATGTAGAAAGGAAGATTTATTTTAAAATTTTGATTAAATATGAGAAAATTCAGAACTTTTATATTACCGCGTTTTGCGTTAATATATACGCAAGGGGGTGAACAACACATGACTAGATTAAGAGAAGCAAGAGAAAAGGTAGGTTTAAGAAGAAATTTCGTTGCAAATAAACTAGAAATAAGCCCAGATCATTTAAATCTAATAGAAAGAGGGAAAACTCCTCTAAATTTAATAAGAACTGAAATTCTTGCTAATCTCTACAATATATCATTTGAGGAGATGGCGAAGATAGCACTTGATACTTTAAAAGGGGGAAAATAAATGGATGAAATTTTAGTTATGGAAGAAGAATTAAAAATTAAATTAGAAGAATTGAGGAATAAAAATGAACAATAAAGAAATTAAAGTGAGAATCATAAATAAAAGTGGAAGAGATTTAAATAAAGAACTTGCTCAATATATAGCTGAACTTTATCTCAATGGTAGCTTGAAATTAGAGAGTGGACAACAAATAGCATTAGGAAGATAGTTTAACAATGGAGGTAATAACATGGAAAAGATAAATCTAACTATAGAAAATGGACAACCTATAATAACAGAAATAAAGCCAGTGGAAATAGGGGGAAAAAGAGTTTTAACAACAGAACAATTGTCAGAGGTTTATGAAGTTGATTCTATAAGAATACAGCAAGGATTTATTAGGAATAAAGATAAATTTGAAAGAGGAAAACATTATTTTAGATTAACAGGTGGAGAGCTAAAAGAATTTAAAGCTAACTATCTTAAAGATAGTAACCTTAAATATGCTCGCGAATTAATGTTATGGACAGAAAGAGGGGCTAATAGACATTGTAAGATATTAGACACCGATAAGGCATGGGAGCAATTCGACAATTTAGAGGAAACATATTTTAAGGCTAAAGAAATAGACCCATATAAAGGATTATCTACAGAACTTAAAGCAGTTTTTGTATTAGATAAGAAAACGCAACAAATAGAAGAAAAAGTAAACAACTTAGAAGAGAATATGCCTTTGTTTAACATAGAGTGTAAAGAACTACAAGCACTGGTTAGAAAAGCAGGTATAAGGGTTCTAGGTGGCTATAGAACACCTGCATATAAGGATAATTCTTTAAGAGGTAAAGTGTATGCAGACATACAAGGCCAGTTAAAAAGGCAGTTTGGGGTTAGCAGGTATGAAGCGATAAAAAGAAGCCAATTAGATACAGCAAAAGAGATATTAGAAAATTATACAGTTCCTATATATCTTGAGGACCAGATAATAACTGTTAATAATCAAGTAAGTTTTTAGGAGGGAATATATGAAGAAATCTAAATGGGAAATAGAATTTAGTAAAAAAATAGAAGCCCAAAATAAAAGAATAATGGGCTATGTAATAAATATTTTTATAAGTATGGTTACATCAATAATATTTACATTATTATTACTTAAAGCAGTAGGTAGTAAGTAAATATATGATCCCTGAAGTTGATATAGAAACTAATATAGGTACTAGAACACTTTTATATATAAATTCTTTAGTTTGAAGCCACTCAAATTCTTTATAATTTTGAGCTTCATATCTAACATAAATATCTAAAATAGTACCTCCAGCTTTGCAGCACTCAATATAGTTATTTTCTTGTAAATAGAATAGAATTTTATCAATTTCAGAATTAGTAAATTCTTTAGGCAAATGTTTTATTAAAAAACGGGAACCATTAACATGGTCAATATCATTTTTAGCTTTATTTAAAGCGTTAAGTACTTGTTTTGATTTTTTATCTAACATAATATTTCCCCTTTCAAGAAGATTTTACCACAAAAGGGGGACAAGTAGTAAAAGGAGGCGATTAAAAATTGACCATAGCAGGACAAGTTATAACAGAGATATATAGCCTACTTATAGTTACAACAATTATAGGATTAGACATAAAAAGAATAATAAAAAAGGATAGAGGAGGGTGGATAACAGTATTTTTAATACCAGTGTTTATATTGCTAATAAATATAGTTTACAAATAGAAAGGAAGTATAAATATGATAGTTAAATTTAAGGGCATTGGCCATAGTAACAAAACTTTTGAAAAGAACATAAAGGAAATATCTTATGAAGAAATGGTTAGATGTGTTGCTCCATATGTTTGCAGTTCACCAAGTAGTATATGGTTTTCGTTTAGTAATGAAGAAAAAACTAAAGGTCATGTAAATGCAAATTTTCATACTATAGGATATTTTGAAATAAAAAAAGAGATGGCTTAAGCCACCAAAAAACTTAAATAAAAAATCGTTAAGTACAGTTTATAAGAAAATAAAGGATTTGTAAAGAAGGTGATTAGTATATCTAAAAAATATTATTGGCTTAAATTACAAGATAATTTCTTTGATAGAGAAGAAATTAAGATAGTTGAAAATATGCCAAATGGTAAGGAGTATATAATTTTTTATATGAAATTGTTACTTAAGAGCATTAAAACGGAAGGTAAATTGAAGTTTAGAGAGATTATACCATACACTCCTGAAATGTTAAGTCATGTAACTGGAACGAACATAGATACAGTTATAAATGCAATAGATTTATTTTCAAGGTTACAGCTAATGGAGAAATGGGATGATGGGACTTTATTTATGGCTGAAACAAAAAATATGATAGGCAGTGAAAGTAAATGGGCAGAAATAAAGAGAAAACAAAGAAATGCTAAAAAAGAATTAAAGCCACCGTTGGACAATGTCCCTTCTTTGTCCGCAGAATGTCCGACAGAGATAGATATAGAGAAAGAGATAGATAAAGATATAGAGTTAGAGAAAGATATAGATATAGATAATATAAGAATAAATTGGAAAGATATTTTAACAGTCTGGAATAACTTACCTAAACCTATAAAGCCTATAAGAAGTGTAACCAAACAAAGAAAAGATAAAATAAAAGCTAGAATTAATAGCTTAAAGTTAAAGGAAGAAGATGTTTTAAAAGCTATAGGAAATATAAGAAACAGTAGATTTTGTCAAGGGCAAAATGATAGGAATTGGATTATAGAGTTTGATTGGCTATTCCAAGATGATACAAGATTTACAAAAGTATTTGAAAACAAATATGTAGATAAGGAGGGCAAGAATGGATATACAGAAAATAATACAGGAAATAAGGAACAATACGACTTCTCAAGCTATTAATTATAATTGCCCTATTTGTAGAGATACAACCTGGATAGAAAATGAAGAAGGCTTTAAAAGATGCAAGTGTTATGGAAAAGAAAGATTAAACAAAATGTGGAAAGCCTTTGGAGTTAATCCCGAAGATGTAAAAAATATAAGTGAATACAGAGTATACGATGAAAAAACAAAATTAGCAAAGGAAAAAGCTGAAATATATATAAAAAACTTTTCTCAAATTCAGAATACACAAGAAAATAGTTTTGGATTATTTGGACAACCAGGGGCAGGAAAAAGTCATATTGTAATAGCTATAGGTGCAGCATTGTTAAATAATGGAGTACAAACTGTATATATGCCTTATCTTGAAGCTACAAGAGAGCTTAAAGCAAATGTCAATGATGATGAATACTATCTAAGACTTTCAGATAGATACAAAAAAGCGGAGTTGCTTATCATTGATGATTTATTCAAAGATAAGATAAGAAATGGAAAGTTAATACAAGGTACATGCATAACAGAAGCTGACATGAAACATGTGTATCCAGTTCTTAATTATAGATATTTTAATAAATTACCTATACTTTTCAGTAGTGAATGCACACCAGAAATATTAGTAGAACTTGATGGAGCACTAGCAGGCAGAATTATAGAAACATGTGAACCGTATATGACCATTTTTAGGGATAAACGATACAACTACAGAATGAGAAAATTTGTTTAGAGGAGGATAAATAATTATGCTAAATAAAGAACAAATAGAAAATTGTATAAAAATAGTAGATTTATATAATAATGAACAACTACAAAGCTTTGTAGCTATAGAAGAATTAGCGGAATTACAACAAGCTATTAGTAAATATCAGAGAGAGCCAACTATATTTAATGTAGACCATATAGCTGAAGAAATAGCAGATGTTTATATAATACTAGAAGAATTAAAGCATCTATTTCCCATATATGAAGAAGAAATAGAAAAGCAAATAGATTACAAGATAAAAAGAGAATTAAAAAGAATAGAGGATAGAAAGGCGTAATTTGAAATTGTTACGTCATAAAGGAAGGTGAATTTATAATTGGAAAAAAGGAAAGAGAAGATAGTAAAGAAAATTATTAAATTTAATCATGATAATTCAACTTTTTATAAATTTGATAAATGTTTAAAAATTACAAAAGTAAAAATAAATAAATTAGAATTAATTGAACCTATAGAGGAGGGTAATGTTTATAAGGTTTCTTATAAGTATGGGTTAAATAAATGGAATCCTTTTGCATGGATAATAGTTATAATTCCATCATTTTTAATATGTATATATGAAGGTATAAAAGAAGCTTTAGAAGATTTGCAATCATTTAAGACAGATGAATATTCAGAAACAATTAAAATTAAAGATTAATTACGCAATTCAAAAAAAGCAGGTGAAAAAATGAATATATATCAAAAACATTTAAATAAAGCGGTTATAGAAAATATTAAATTATATCCTGGCTTGGGAAATGATTCATTTTATAAAAGAAGAAAACTGTTTAGAAAGTTAGTAAAGTTACAGCTTAAGAGAGAACTTGACCTATTAGATATAAAAGATTAATACACAATTCAAATATCAGGAGGCTATTGTATGAGTAAAAGAAAGGTTTTAAGAGCTGTAAATTGTAGTTTAAATGCAAATGGAACTATTGTGTATTTAGATGAATATGAAACTAGAGAAGAGGCAGAAAAAGCTTTAACAGAACTTGTATTAGAATATTTTGATTTTGGAATAGAAGAGGATGAGGAATAGTCACAATTCAAAGATTGGAGGGATAATATGAGGTTAGAAAAAGTTGAAAATAGAAATAGAGGATATTACATTTATTTAATTATTGCTAATAGAGAGTATAAAAGTTGGTGGACCTCTCCACCTAAATCAGTAGATCATGCTGGACTGGAATACTTAAAAGATAGATATCCTAAGATAAACACCAAAGCAAGAATGGAAACTTTTAAGGAATTATATAAAAATTTATGGATTGATATTACAAAAACACAAAGACAAAATATGAAACATTGTATAGGATTGGACTATAAAAAGAAACCTTATAGGAATTATTATTGCACAAGCTATAAAGATGAAAACTGGAATAACCTTGTAGAAAAAGGTTTAGCTGTTAAAAGCTCTAAAGAACTAAATAGTTACGGTTGCACATGCTTTTGGTTAAGTAAACAAGGCGTTGAATTTATACTTGATAAGTCTATAAGTGATAAAGTTTACGAAGAATTATAGTTCACAATTCAAAAGAAACTTATAATAAAAACTTAAGAGTAATGATAGAAAAAGGCACTCTAAATGAATTGATGGGATTAGAATTAAAACCTTTGTTTCCAGATGATGAAATTGTATGTCCTAATTGTGGGAGTTGTAATTATAAAGAAGATTTTGATTATATGGGAAATGAAATATTAATATGTAAAGAATGTGAATATGAGTTTAGCGAAGATGATTTATAGTTCATAATTCAAAGAGCAGATCAAGGAATGAAATTATTATGTAATAAAAAAGGATGGTGATTTTTAAAATGGAAAATAAAAAAATGATTGAAGATGGTGTTTGTCCACATTGTAATAAAAGAATGAGTTACGAAAATGGTGAAAATGGATATATAACAGAATATTGGTGGGAATGTGAAGAGTGTGGAAGAAGTTATGATGAAGATACTGGTGAAGACATAACACAATATGAATTTTGGGACTTGGATTGTTAGTGTCACAATTCAAAGAGTAGATCCAGGAATGAAATTATTGAGAAGAAAAAGGTAAATAAAAATGAAAACAGAAAAAGAAATTAGAGAAGAGATAGAATGCTGTAAAAAAACAATAGACAACTATAAAAAAGCCTATAAAGAAAAGAAAATACCTAAAGATGTATTAAAATCAACATTGCTTGAATGTGAAAATATGATATCAGCACTTAAATGGGTATTAGGCGAAAATGACAGATATGATTAATACACAATTCAAATATAATGGGAGGTGAATAGAGATAAAAGATGAGTGGAAAAAGTAAATTTTATTTGAAAAGATATATTACTGATGTACTTATAATTAATGGATTATGTTTAATATTAAAATTATTATGGGATTATTTAGAAATAATATTTGATGGAGGAATACAAGAGAGTATATCAGATTCAATAATAGCATTTATATTAGTAACATTGCTATGGTGGAATATTAGAAAATGGGTAAATATTAAGGACAAGACATACAGTGATTAATAAACAATAAAAAAAATCATATGAAGGGAGTTTAAATATGGAATATATAAAAGAAGTTAATATAAATGAGGCAGTAATTCATATATTGGACAACAATAGTGAGGAGCCAGTATTAAATGAATATAAATTAAGATTGGATGATGAATGTTATAAATATATATTAAAACATATAGACAAATGTCTGAAGGATGAAGAACTAAAATATGCAAAATTTAATGAAGAGAAAAATGTAGTAAAAGAAGTTTCGCAAGAATATTTAAATGGCCAAAATGATTTATTAAGTGTTTCTAAGGAATTGACTAAGCAACTTTTTATATTGATGAAAGGTAATGATAATATATCATCCTGTGACTTGATGATAGTTTCTATATCAACAGAATATGGCCCGATGTTAGCTATATTAAAAATGGATTATGTTAAAAATTATATTCACATCGTTGATATGGTGGAGGATAAAGTAGGCATAGATATAGTCCCAGAGTTTACAGGATTGCCTGCAAGTGCTCAAAAGATACAAAAGTGTGCATTTATAAAACCTATAAGAGAAAATCAAGGATTTAATTTGATGGTTATAGATAAGCAGAAAAAAAATAAAACCAGTGAGGAATATGGATCAAATTATTTTATAAATAAGTATCTAGGTTGTAAGATAGTAAAAAATGAAAGAGATTCCACAAAAGCATTTGTACAAGCTACGGAAAAGTGGTCCAAAACCAATTTGAATGAAGATGCAGCAACATCAGAAAAAATAATAAGAACAGTAGGAAAACTATTAAAAGAAAAAGATACCATAGACGTAGAAGAAGTTTCTAATGATATATTTGGGGAAAATACAGATGCTAAATTAAATTACGAGGGATTTATTGCAGAACAGGGTATAAAAGAAAAAATAGATGTAGATAAAGAATGGGTAGATAAAAAATTTAAAAGAATAAGAATAAAGATAGATAGGGATATAGATTTATATATAAATGAAGAATCCTATCATGATGAATCAAGGTTTGAAGTTAAAAGAGTAGGGGATGGATCAGTAAATATAACAATTAAAAATGTTCATAATTATATGCAAAAGATAAGTGGAAAATAAAAATTAAATAGGTATAAGGATTAAAGCGTGTATTCTTGCACTTTAACTGTATTAGTGTATTATTACAATAATATAAAGAGGAGATTAATTATGGAAATTATATCAGGATATATTAAGTTCGGAAAGCAAATTAGTATATTTGATAAATATATGAATAATGAAAAAGAAACTAATAAATCTTTAAAGAAAAACCAAGATAAAGAGATGGAAACAGAAAAATAGAGCAGGTTAGAAGAAATACTAAAGAACAAAAAATAAAAAGAGAGCTAGTTAGTTTGGACAACCGGTTAGCTCTCTTAAAAATAAACTACTAGAGATATTGTAACATTATTGTATCTCGGTGGCAATATAGGAGGAAAAATTATGTGTAATACAAATAGCAAGGATGAAGTTGTAATTAAATTAGTTGGGAAATTATCTTTGGAGTTTCCAGAAATAGATCAACTAAAAGTTAGAGAAATAGTTGAGGAAGTTCTTTATAAATATAATATATTGCCACAGGAGAAAGCATTAATGACAAGTGATGTAGAAGAAAAATTACAAATATATTTAGCATCTAAGAAATTGGATGGATTGAGTTTAGAAACATTAAAAAACTATCAATATAATTTAGCTATATTTGCAGATTATTTAAGAAAACCACTAGCAACTATAAATACAATGGATCTAAGAATGTTCTTAGGGGCTAGATGTAAAAATATGAAGCCAAGTAGTATGAACGGACAAATATCAATTTTAAAAAGTTTCTTTGGTTGGCTTGCAGCTGAAGAGTATATACCCAAAAATCCTGCAGCTAAACTAAAGCAAACTAAAGAACCTAAAAGAGTTAGGAAGCCATTAACAGAGGAAGAGGCTGAATTATTAAGACAAGCTTGCGAAACAGACAGACAAAAGGCATTGACAGAGTTCTTAATATCTACAGGATGCAGACTGGATGAAGTTTTTAAAGTAAATAAAGACAATATTAATTGGCATGAAATGAGCCTATTTGTAGTTGGTAAAGGAGATAAGGAACGAAAAGTTTATTTCAATACAAAAGCCAAAATTTTATTAAAAAAATATTTATTTTCAAGGGAAGATGATGATCCTGCATTATTCGTTACATCCAAAAGACCTTATCATAGATTAGGAAAAAGGAGTATTCAAAGAGAATTTAAAAAGATAGCGAATATGGCAGGAATAGAAAAGTCAATACATCCTCACTTATTTAGACACTCTTTTGCAACATACAAAATTAATAGTGGTATGCCAATGCCAATTATACAACACTTAATGGGCCACGAGAGCCCAGCGACTACTCAAATTTATGCGCAACTATCAGAAGAAACTGTAAAATATGAATATAAAAAAATATCTTAAGGAGTGTAACTATGGTTAAAATGAAAGGAAAAGTAAGAGTACTTATATTACCATATAAAGATTTTAAACATAGAATTAGGCTTACTAAGTATTATGAAAAAGATTATAGTATAGAAAACATGAATGGTTATTTATATATGGTTAGGAGGGAAAAACGTGTTTAAGAGAGGAGAGTATTCAATCAAAGAGGAAAACTTCATAAAAGATAATTATTTGAAAATGAGCAATAAACAGCTTGCTAAAGAATTAAATAGAAATATTCAATCTATTAGTAATAAATTAATATCCTTAGGTTTATATAGATTTGATTTTAATAAAAAATTATCAATATCCACTCCAGATGAAGGGACCATTAAAATAAAAAATAAGTTTAAAGTTGATAAAGAACAAGCAAAATTAATTTATAAAAACTGGAGAAAAAATTATATAAAAAGTAGGGTGATATAAAATGCTAGAAACTATATTGGGAACTATAGCTATAGTTAGTGTGACTATGTTAATAGCAATTAGAAAAGTTAAGAAAGATAAGAATGTTTTATGTAATTACAATTGTGAAAATTGTAGAGAGCAAGATGTGTGTTGTATAAAAAAGGAGGGTAAGAATGAAAGAAACCTATAAAAATTTATTAGAGCTGATTAAAATAAATGAAAACATAAAGCATAATTGTGAAAGCAATTTAAGATTAATAGAGAGATTCTTATTAAAACAAGGGCCAAAAGGGTTTTCTAGCGGTACAAGTTATTTAGATGCTGATTGTATTCACGGGAGCAAAGGGGAAATGCATGTAGAAGACTATGGGAAACTAATGAATGAGTGCGAAAAACTTACAAATATGATTTTTTTACAAGATAGTATTTTGAAAGGACTTTATGAAACGAAAAAAAACATAGATGAAAAATTAAAGAATCTAGAGGGGATTAAGTATGACGTAGCTTATCTGAAGTTAGTTGAAGGATATAGTATACATGCTATAGCCAGAAAGCTAAACATAAGTGAGAGTTATGCAATGAAAATAAGTGCTAAAATATAAGAGTGTAGTTTTTGTGAAGTTTTATTATGAAAAAGTGTGTTAAGATAGTAGTATAGAAAAAGCAGGGACTTATCGTACAAGGCAACTGCGAAAATAAAAAAATAAACATATTGTGTATGTACTAAAAGCACTTAAGGTAAATTAAAACCTTAGGTGCTTTTTATTTATGAAAGGATGTGAGGATGTGCTAAGTATGTATACAAGTTATATATGTTGTATTTGTAAAAAAGAATTTGTTTTATTAAGTGAAGATGTAGAGAATATAAAAGGATACTTAGTATGTCCTTATTGTTCAAGCAGAAAAATTAAAAAGCAAAAAATAACAGATAACTTAAAGGAATGTATGCAAGAGAAAGCTTACAAGAGAATCAATGGGGCAATAAGGCAGGTGACAAGATAAATGAATTTTGTCGAGCCTATAAGAGATACCCAAAAAGTTAGGGATATCCAGGAATATCTTAAAAGAACAAATGAAAGAGATTATATTCTTTTTATTACAGGAGTTTATACAGGATTAAGAATATCGGATATACTTAGATTAAAAATTAAGGATGTAAAAAACAAAAGATTTATATACATTAGAGAAAAGAAAACATCTAAGCAGAACATTATAGAAATAAATAAGTTTTTAGAAAAAGAATATAAGTGGTATTGTGCTGACAAGGAATTGGATGAATACCTTATTAAAAGTAGGGAAGGAGTTAATAAAGCTTTATCTAGGGTGAGAGCTTATGAAATTATTAAAGATGTTGGAGCAAGTTTTGGAGTAGAAAATCTTGGGACACATACTTTGAGAAAGACGTTTGGATATCATTATTATAAACAAAGTAAAGACGTTGCAACATTAATGAAGATGTTCAACCATAGCGACCCTTCCATAACCTTGAAATATATTGGAATAATACAAGATCAAATGAATAAAGCAAGAAGAAACTTTACTATTTAAATCTTTTTTTAAAACAGTAAGGCTTAACATAATGAACCGATGTTAAATTGATTTTTACTAAATTGTATTAAAGCATTGAAAAATAAATGCTTAAGATATATAAGAACAGTTTAACAGAATATTAGATATGTTTGATTAGATAAGTAAAAAGAGAGGTGTTACTATTGGTAAGCTGTAATAAGTGTAATAAAGATTTTGAAATTGAAATTAAAACAAAATATTATTATAAATTGGAGATTCAATACTTTATATGTCCTCATTGTGGAAAGAAATATACTTATGCGGTTATAGATAATCATATAAGAGAAAAGCGTAAAGAGTTAAATAATATAAAAGAGAAGATAAAGCAATGCACTGAAGATAAACAAGTTAATAAGCTTGTCAAAGAACAGCAAAAAATAATAAGAAGTATGAAAAAATACAGCGATGATTATATTAAGAGATTAGAAGTAGGCACTCAATAGAGTGTCTTTTTATTTGGAGGTATAGGGTTGGAAGATATAAAGTTATTAAAAATAGATTATGAGTATTTAATTCTTATGCCAATGGAAGAAAAAGTGTTACAAGGATACAATATTGAGTTTGACTATAAAAGTTTGAGACAATGCAAGATTTACATTAAAACAAATAAAGAGTTAAATGTAAAGGAAATAAAAGAAAGAATATGGGGGGAGATAAGATGAAAATATTAGCATGGATTGGTCTGGTAATGGCAGTTCTAAATTCAATAATAAAATTAAAACAAACTTTTACAGATAAAGAAATCAGCAGTAGGGTTCTATATTTTATAGGAACATTGATACATTCTTTATTGATGTATTTCTTTTTCATGTATTTGTTTAGGTAGGGTTTAAGCATTAGGTAAAGTAAATAAGAACTTGGGGTTATATAAATGAGAAAAATAATAATATTATTAATAATTCTCTTGGAGTTGTGTACTGTTTTGTGTGGCTGTAGTACTAAATATGAATCAGCTGGTGAGGTAGAAGCTACTGTAACCAGTAAAGAGTATAGGGAAAGCAATATAACTATGATACCAATGACAATATCAAATGGGAAAACTATAACTATCACAATGAGCCCACAGATTAATCCAGAAAAATATAAGGTAAAACTTAAATACAAAGATATAATTACAATAATTGATGATAAAAAGGTATACGAAAGTGTACAAACAGGAGATAAGATAAAGGTTAATCATTATATTTCAAGTGATAAGAAGAAAGAAAAGATAAGTTATGGAGGGAAATAAAATGGGTAAAATATTATATGAATGTAAGAAATGTGGGAAAGCTTTTATTATTAATGGAAATAAAGACGGGTTAAATTGCTATAAGTGTAAAGGAACACTAATGCCTTTAGGTTATATAGATGAACTGCAAAACAGTATAGGAACAATGAAAGACAAGATAGAAAATGCAGATAAACGATATATGCCAAATAAAAAAAGCAAAGTAAAAGATTTAACAATAAAGATAAACTTAGATACAACAGAGTTTGAAAAGAAATTAGATAGAATAGAAAAGAAGTTAGAGGAAATAAATTACTTAGAGGTAGCAAGCAGATTATCAAAAATAGCACTCAAAAGTGTAGAGACTGCATTAGAATTTGAGGAATCTTTAAATAAAGTTAAGAACATAGTAATAAACAATACTTATAACAATAGCAAATAAGGCAATATGCTATGAGGAAAGAATTACTTAAAGCGATTGAGCAGGGCTATGTTAAGACATTTTATAAAAGTGGTGAATGGATAAATAAAAGAAAAGATATAATCAAAAGAGATAAGAATGAATGTCAAAGATGTAAAGATAATGGAGGTTACCATAGAGCTGAATGTGTTCATCACATTAAACACCTAAGAGATAGACCAGATCTGGCGTTAACAGATAGTAACCTCATAAGCTTATGCTATACATGTCACAATGAAGTTCATCCAGAGAAGTTGCATAAGAATTATAAGCCTAAATTTAGGAATAAAGAACGTTGGTAAACCTTGATATTACTACCCCCAGTTTGAAATTTCAATTTTTTCGGAGAGCTAAAAGACCGGGGGAGTACCCGACAAAAGATATTTTTTAAAAGTCTTGCGTGAGAGGGGGGTGCAACTCTATAGAATAAAGAGTGCAACTTCAAAAAATAAACTAGAATTGAGGTGGTGATTTTGGATGAAAAGGAAAATTTAATAATTAAGGATAATGCTTATAAAGACTATGTTTCTGGGATGAAGTATAAAGATATAGCAGATAAGTATAATATATCTATTAATACAGTGAAGTCATGGAAGCGTAGATTGAATTGGCAAAGAAAAACGAACCCCAAAAAGGGTGCAAAGTTGCAAGAGTTGCAAGAGTTAGCAAAAGAAATTAAACAAGATTTATTAAATCAATTAAAAGAAAATGAAACTTATGGGAAACATTTTGAGGACTTAATAAATGATTATATTGCATTATGGGATATAAAAAATAGGCTAATAGCAGATATAAAAGAAAGAGGTGTATCTGTTGAATGGAACAATGGTAAACAAGCTGGTAAAAAGAAAAATGATAGTATACCAGAGCTTAATAAAACAAGTGCTCAGATGCTTAAAATTTTAGCAGAATTAGGATTAAAACCATCACCGAAAGAAAATGGCGATAATGATGATGACGAAATGTAAATTTAACAAATATATTGATAATTATATGTATAAAATTCGCAGTGGAAAGACACCAGCATCTAAAGAATTACATCAAGCTATGGACTATATTGAAGAAAAGTTAAATAATGATGATGTAATTATAAAAGATGATATGATTGATAAGGCAATAGAGCTTACCGAGAGATACTTCGATATGAAGTTATTAGATTGGGAGCTTTTTATTTTTGCTTTAATTCATTGTTACTATAAATCAGCTGATATGGTTGTATTTGATGAATTTTTAATAGTGATGGGGAGAGGTAATGGCAAGAATGGATTTATAAGTCCGGTAGCATGGTATTTATCAACTCATTATCATGGAGTTAAAGGCTACAATATAGACATTATTGCCAATAGTGAAGATCAAGCAATGACGAGTTTTAATGATATATTTGAGGTACTAGAAAATACATGGAAAAAGTCTAAAAAGTTTTTTGCTAAAACCAAACAATTAATAACTAATAAGAAAACTAAATCTTATATAAAATTTAATACCAGTAATGCTAAAACAAAGGATGGTAAAAGGTCAGCTTGCCTTATATTCGACGAGATACATGAATACGAGAACTATGATACTATAAAAGTTTTTACAAGTGGTTTTGGTAAGAGAAAACATAGTAGGGTTTTTTATATAACCACAAATGGTTATGTACGAGGTGGCGTCTTGGATGAACAGCTAAAAGTAGCACATGATGTACTTGATGGAAAAATAAAAGATTTAGGATTATTACCTCTTATTTATAAAATAAATGATAAAAAAGAAGTAGAGAATCCAGATATGTGGGTTAAAGCCTGTCCTTCACTTCCTTATTTCCCCAACTTAAAAAAGGAAATGGATAAAGAATTTATTAAGATGAAGTATCAAAATCATGTGGCTTTAGACTTTATGACCAAAAGAATGAATCTACCAGCTCAAGATAATTTTACAGCAGCAGTGCCATGGGAAAAAATTATTAAAACCAATAGAGAAATACCTTATGAAAAATTAAGAGGCATGCAATGTCTTGGAGCTTTAGATTATGCTAGAATAACTGACTTTGCATCAGTAGGCTTGTTATTTAAATATAATAGCCTAAGATATTGGGTTGAGCATACTTTTGTATGCCATAAAGCTTTAGAAGTAGAAAGCAGACCTATAAAATTTCCAGTACAAGAAATGGTTGAGAAGGGACTTATAACAATAGTACAAGGAGATTCTATTACACCAGATATTATTGCTAACTGGTTTTTAGAACAACAAAAGAAATATAACATCTTAAATATATTCGCTGATAGTTACAGAGTTGATTTATTAAAAGCTAAGTTTAAAGAGGTTGGACTACCCCTTCATGAAGTTAGGAGTGGGCCTATCACTCATGCAAAAGTAGCACCACTTATAGAATCTATATTTGCTGAAGAACAAATAGTATTTGGAGATAATCCTACGATGCGTTGGTATATAAATAATACCTATCAAGAGCCAGATAAGAAAGGTAATATTAGTTATTACAAAATAGAGCCTAAAACACGTAAAACAGATGGCTTTTTTGCTTTAATCCATGCACTTAGTAAAGACGAGGAATTGAAAGAACAAACAGGATTTATGAGGTTAAACGTTCATACCTATTAACATGAAAGGGGGTGAGGGCTTGGGATAAGTAGCTGGTTCTTAAATCTATTTGGTAAAAATAAAATAGTTGCCCTAGATGGAGAATATGGAGCGTTAGAAGGAGAATTATTCTATAAACAATTGGCTATAGAAAGTTGTATAAATTTAATTGCAAATTGTATCAGCAGAAGTGAATTTCTCACATTTGTGGATGGTCATGAAGTAAGGAAAGAAAATTATTATTTATTTAATGTAAGGCCTAATCAAAATCTTAGTGCTAGTGAGTTTTGGAAGAAAGCAATATATAAGTTATTTATAGAAAATGAATTATTGATAGTACAGATAGACAAAAAATTCTATATTGCTGATAGATTTAATCCAACAGAATATGCATTGAAAGATAATATATATACAAAGGTTGTAATTGATAATTATGAAATCTCAGATATATTTAAGGAGAGTGATGTATTTCATCTTAAATTAAATAATTCTAATGTAAAAAACCTTATTGATGGCTTGTACATGGGATATGCGAAGTTAATAAAAGCTGGCCAACTAAGTTATATAAAAAGCAAAACAAGACGAGGGGTATTAAACGTACCTACATCATACCCTCAAACGAAAGACGCACAAGAGGATCTAGATGACATAATGAATAATAGATTCAAAACATTTTTTCAATCAGAAAAGGATGTTATCTTGCCATTAACCAATGGCTTAACCTATGATGAGTTAGGTATTAACAATAAGGGGAAATCAGTTGGTGAGGTGAGAGATGTTCGCTCCTATATAAATGATATATTTGATTTTGTAGGAATAGCATTTAATGTTCCACCAGCATTAATTAAAAATGATATAGTTGATACTGATAATGCTATTAATAATTTATTAATGTTTTGTATAAATCCACTTGCGAAGCTTATTTCTAATGAAATTAATATGAAATTTTATAGAAAAGATGATTATCTAAATAGAACTTATATAAAGCTTGATACAAGCATAATAAGAGTAACAACATTAAAAGACATTGCTAACGCACTTGATATATTGACACGTATTGGAGCCTATACAATGAATGATAGTCTTAGAGCATTAGGAAAAGAAACTATAAACAAGTCTTATGCTAATGAAAGATATATGACTAAAAACTATGAGAAAATTAGTGAAGGAGGGACTTAATGATATGGATAATATAAAAATTCCTAAGATACAAACTAAGCTGCAAGTAAATAATTCTATTGAGAATGATGTGGCTGATATGTATCTATATGGGACTATAAGAAAAGCATATTGGTGGGAAGATGAAGAAGATTGTATTAGTGCAAATCGTATTAAAAATGTACTTGCAGATTTAAAAGATAAAGATATTAATATACACATAAATAGTCCAGGCGGAGACGTTTTTGAATCTATCGCTATATGCAATCTCTTTAAACAATATAATGGCTATATAACTATTATAGTAGATGCTTTAGCCGCAAGTGGCGGAAGTGTTATTTGTATGGGAGCTAATAAAGTTATAATGTTATCTAATAGCATGATGATGATACACAAAGCTTGGACATATTGTGATGGGAATGCTGATGATTTGAGAAAAGTTGCTAATGATCTAGATAAAATGGATAGTGCAGTATTAGCAAGTTATAAAGAAAAATTTGTTGGTACAGAAGAAGAATTAAAAGCATTAGTAAAAGAAAGTAGTTGGTTTACTGCGGAGGAATGCAAGTCTTTAGGTTTTTGTGATGAAATACTAGAAGAACAACAAGAGCCGGAAGAACCAGAAGAAAATATTAAAAATTCTATATTAAATAAATATATGAATAAAGTTAAAGAACCACAGGCACCTAAAGAGGAGCCACAAGTAGTTGAAAATAAAAATAAACAAGCTATACAAAATTTATTTAAAAAATTAGGGGGTATTGAATAATGGCAATGATTAATCCAGATTTACAAAGCAAAATACAGGCAGAGACACAGGAAAAAATTAAAAATGCATTAGAAAATGGTAAAACAGAGGATTTATCTAATGCAATAGTAGCTATGGCTACAGATATTGAAACCAACATAATGAAACAAGCGAAAGCTACTATAAATGAAGATTTGAACGATAACGCTGTATTAAATAAAAGAGGTTTAAATCCTTTAACCGCGGAAGAAACAAAATACTACAATGAAGTAATATCAAAAGGTGGATTTAATGGTATAGAAGAATTAATGCCCAAAACTGTAATAGATAGAGTATTTGAGGACCTAGAAAAAGAACATCCTCTTTTATCTAAAATAGACTTCGTTAATACAACAGGAATAACGGAGTGGATAACTAGAACTAAAGAGGTTGAAGGGGCATGGTGGGGACCACTTGCGGATGAAATTAAAAGGAAATTAGATAATGGATTTAAGAAAGAAAAGACAAACTTATTTAAACTAAGTGCTTATATCCCGGTTACTAAATCTATGCTTGATTTGGGACCACAATGGCTAGATAAATTTGTAAGAGCAATGCTTACTGAATCTATGGCTATTGCTTTAGAATTAGCTATTGTAGCAGGAACAGGAAAAGAACAACCCATAGGAATGTTAAAAGATTTATCTGCAGCAGTAACAGATGGAGTATATTCAGATAAAGTAGCTACTAAATTAACAGACTTTTCTCCAGCGACTTTAGGTAAAAACATCATGGCTCCACTTACTAAAGAAGGAACTAGAAATGTAACGGGAGTTATAATGGTAGTTAATCCGGTGGATTATTGGGAAAAAATCTTTGGACAAACTACTTTTTTAACTGCATCAGGAACTTATGTATATGGATTATTACCAATCCCAGGAGATATAGTACAATCTGTTGCGGTTCCAAAGGGTAAAATGATAGTTGGTATGGCAAAAGATTATTTTATGGGGATAGGATCTAGTCAAAAAATTGAGTATTCTGATCAGTATCATTTCCTAGAAGATGAAAGAGTATACCTTGCCAAGCAATATGGCAATGGTAAGCCAAAAGATAATGATAGCTTCTTAGTTTTTGATATAAGCAATTTAGAAACAGAACCACCAAAAGCTACTAAGGCTAAGTAGGTGTGATAAATGCTTGAAGAGTTAAAAAAATATCTTAGAGAAGAAGATAACGAGGATATTTTAAGCGATATATTAAAAGATGGAGAAAAATATTTAAATAGATTAGCTGGGATTGAGTTGGATTATTCTAATAATATTCTGGCTAAAACTCTTTTATTAGACTATTGTAGATATAAATATAATAATGCAAGTGAATATTTCTTAGAAAACTTTAGAGAAGATATTTTAAGTTTACAACTTGAAAGTGCGGTGAAAGACTATGTTAAACAAAACGCAAGTGATGAAGAAACTAGCACGAACCAAGAATAAGAAAATTAAAATTATGATAACTAATGAAAATGCTACTGATGAAGATGGATATCCTATTGAAAGTGAGAAGACTATCAAACCTGTATATGCTAATGTAAAAAGCCTTAGAGGAAAAGAGTTTTATCAGGCTAGTCAAGTTAATGCGCAAGATGATAAGATTTTTTATATTAATTATTTCCCTGGTTTAAGTGCAAAGGCTCAAATAGAATATAAAAATGAAATATATGAAATAATTGCACCACCAATCAATATAGATGAAGCGAATATGGAATATGAGATCAGAACAAGGTTGGTGAAAGCTAGTGGCTAGTATGGAATTAGATGGAATGGATAACTTAATTAGAAAAATAGAAGATATGGGCAAAAAAGGCGTAAGAGTAGAAAATGCTGCATTAAAAAAAGCTGGAGAATTAATTGTGGAAGAGGCTAAAAATAACGTTCCGTTTAGAAAAGGGAAACTTAAAGAAGGGTTAAAAGTATCTAGTGTTCGTAAAAAGAATGGAAATAAATTTGTTTTAGCTGGAATACAAAAAGGAGATAATTCTAAAATATTCTATGGAAAGTTTTTAGAGTTTGGTACAAGCAAAATGAAGGCACGTCCATTTATGGCCCCAGCATATGAATCTAAAAAGGAAGAAGCAAAAGAAATAATAAAACAAGAATTGAAAAATGCTTTAAATTTAGAATAAAAGCTTAGGAATAATAAGGCATTTACTATATTAAAGAAAAACTTTTTTCTAAAATTTCAGTAGAAAGAGGGTGCTAGTTTTGTGAGTATAAACAAATTAATAATAGATACCCTTAAACCTCTAAACGTTCCAGTAAATTTTCAAACCTATGAGGGAAAAGAAGAAACGTATGTAACTTTCTTCACGTATTTAGAACAGGGTGAAGGATATTCAGATGATTTAGAAGAAGATACTGGATTCTATGTGCAGATAGATTTATGGTCTAAAGGCAATTTAGAAAAATTAAAAGAATATACAGTAAAATTATTAAATGCGAATGGATTTATAAAAAGAACAATTCATGACGCGCCATATGAACCCGATACTAAAATTTATCACAAAGTATTGAGGTTCTTTTTTAATGTTAAAAATGAGGAGGATGAATAATGAGAGAAATAGGATTTAGGAAACCAACTGTAGCACCAGTAACAGATAATACAGAAGAAACATATACAGCTGGAGAGTTAGTTAGATTAGGTAGAGGACTAGAATGTAAAATAGATAGGAAGCAAGATAAAGTTGAATGGGAAAGTGACGATACGGTGGAAAAAGTAATATACGGAGATCCAGCTTATGATGTAACAATAACAATAAATGAGCTAACAGATAAAGTTAAATGTACTTTATTCGGAGGAGAAATAATAAAGGGAGTATATGTACCACCAGCCAATAGTGTTCCTCAAGAAGTTGCTTACCTAGATGAAGTGCTTAGAGATGATGGAACATATAAAAAAAGATGCTTATATGTTGGGACATTTAGTTTGCCTAGTGATGATAATAAAACAAAGACTAAGAAGCCAGACAGCAAAGGAGTACAATTAAAAGGAACTTTTTATAGAAGATTAAAAGATGGTTTGCCAGAGATAACCTTAGATGGGGCAGAACCAGATAGAGATAAGGAATTAGAAAAGGCTTGGTTTACTAAAGTGCCGGAACCACCAAAAAAAGATACAGTGCAAGAATAATTTATTAAAGATTTTTAGGAGGATTAATAATGGAAATAACATTAAAAATAGATGATAAGGATAAAACTTTTATAGCACCATTTATAGGCGCTAGGATGTTAAAAAGATCATTAGCTTTAAGTAAGAAATTTCAAGGTGGAATGGATGAATCTATTATGGATGAAATCGCCACATATTTAGTAGATGTTTATGGAAAGCAATTTACAATGGATGAATTATATGATGGATTCCCAGCTAAAAAGTTTTTCAATAAAGCATTTGAAGATTTGAATGAAGTAATAGGAGGCTTGGAAGAGAAAGTAAAAAACTAAGTACTGGGGAAGAGGAAGGTGAAGGCACTCTTACCCCAGAAGAATTTATGTTAAATCTGTATAGTGATCTTATAGATAAAGGATGGACTATGACTGATATAGATAATATGGATATATTTTATTACTTTGATATATTAGCTTATAAAATTAAAATAAAAAAAGATAAACAGGAAGGTAATATATTAAAAGGTCTTCCTGAAGATGATTAAAGACTAGGAGTAATTCCTGGTCTTTTTATTTTAATTGAAAGGAGCGTATTAAATGTATTGCAAATTAAAGTCACCTGTTAAAGTTGAAAAAATAAATAAAATTGAGGTTTTAACAGATGGTGTTGGCAACCAAACAGCTATAAATAGAACTGAGTACAGATGTATATTTACCAATGGATTTTATATTGAATTGGATGAAGGTAATTTCAAATCTATGTTTAGTCTCATATAAGTTAAGTTTCTAAAGATCATATTAGAAAGGAGGTAAATGAATGGCAGAAGATGTAGGAAGTTTAGTTGTTAAAGTAGCTATGGATAATTCTAATTTTCAACAAGAAATACAAAATTTGAATCGTTCCATGAAGGTAATCCAAAGTGAATTTAAAAATGCAACATCTGGACTTAAAGATCATGGAAAGGGTCTAGATGGGCTTAAATCTAAACAAGAAATGCTTGGTAGGTCTATAGATGTGCAATCTAAGATAGTAGAGCAGTATAAAGATAGATTAAAAAAATCTAAGGAAACCCTTAGTAAAAACTCTGAGGCACAGGTAAAGTTAAAAGAAAAAGTAGAAGCTGCTAAAAATGCTTACGAACAAAGCAAAAAAGTATTAGGCGAAAATGATGATAAAACTAAGGAATTAAAAAAATCTTATGAGCAATTAAGTGATAAATACTCTAAAAATGAGGAGAAGTTAAGAAATAACGTAAAAGCTATTGATAACTGGACAGTAAAAGCCAATAGTGCTGAGGCTAAATTGAAGGAACTAAAGAGTGAATATGGTGCTACTGGTGAGAAAATTGAAGAGCTTAAAAATAAATTATCAGGTGCTAATAAAGAAGTAGAAAAACAAGTATCTAAGTTTGAAAAATTATCTACCAAGTTAAATGGAATAGGTAAAAAGTTTGAATCTGTAGGAAAGAAAATGGAATCCGTAGGTAAGGATATGAGCACAAAGATAAGTGCTCCAATAGCAGGAATAGGAGTACTAGCTTCTAAAATTGGAATGGATTTTGAAGCTAGTATGTCTAATGTATCTGCTTTAAGTGGAAATACAGGAAAAGACTTAAAACAATTAGAAACAGCAGCAAGAAATGCTGGTGCAAGTACAAGTAAAAGTGCTAAAGATGCTGCTGATGCATTAGGATATATGGCACTTGCAGGATATGACAATAAACAGATGATGGAAGCATTAATGCCAGTATTAAGATTGTCTGAAGCTGGGAATTTAGATTTAGCACGTACTTCTGATTTAGTAACAGATTCTTTAAGTTCTCTAGGAAAAAGCACTAAAGACCTCCCAGTATATCTTGACCAAGTTGCTAAAACCGCCGCAAGTAGTAATACAAATATAGATGCACTTATGGAAGGATTAATTGTTTGCGGTGGCACAGTTAAAAATTTAAATGTACCTTTAGATGAAGCAAATACGCTCTTAGGAACATTAGCAAATAGAGGTATTAAAGGCTCAGAAGCAGGTAATAGTTTTAACTCTATATTAATAAATCTTACTTCTGGTGCTGGTCAAGCAGGAGAAGCTATGGAGAAGCTTGGTTTAAGTGCCTTTGATAGTAATGGCAAATTTAAAGGCGTTACTCAAGTGCTTTTAGAACTTAAAGAAAAAACTAAAAACATGACAGAAGAACAAAGAAATATGTATTTAGCTATGATTGGTGGTAAAACTCAAATTACAACATTACAAGCTTTATTGTCCGGTGTTGGAGAAGAATATGGAGATTTAAGAGGGAAAATACAAGATAGCAATGGTGCATTAGATAAAATGGCTAAGACTATGCAGGATAACAATAAAGGCTCTATTACTGCTCTTAAATCTGCGCTAGAGGAGCTGGGAATTAAAATATACGATATTTTAAAACCTAAAATCGCAGCTATAACTCAAAAACTACAAGAATGGACTAATAAATTAAATAGTTTAACTCCAGCACAACAACAAACTATAGTTAAGATAGCTTCTATGGTAGCAGCTATGGGCCCTCTATTGTTAATAGGAGGTAAGTTAGCTAAAGGTATCGGTAATATTTGCAAGGCATTTAGTACAGTTAGTGGAGCGATAGCGGTTGCAAAAACAGGAGCAGAAGCAGCAACTCCGGCTATAGGTGCATTAGCTAAAGTATTTGCACTTTTAAATCTTAAAATCATATTAATTGCTGCAGCAATCGGTGGTCTTATCTATGTAGGTAAAAAAGTTTATGATTACTTTAGTTCAGATTGTGTTAAATCAGTAGATTTATTTGCGGATAAAACTGAAAAAACAGCACAAAGAGTTAAAGCAGCAAATGGGCAAATGGTAACTGTTTATGGACAAACTACAACTAAAATTTCAGAGCAAACTAAAAAGGCTGTTGGATCTTATATGGAGCTAGATAAAGGAGCTACAAAAAGCCTTACAAATCTATATACCAATGGAATTAAAATAACACAGAAAAACGGAAAACAGTTACAAGATACTTATAATCAAATGAATACAGAGATTAAAAAAGGAATAGATAAACAACATCAAGATAGGATAAAAGGTATTCAAAAGTTTTTTAAAAATAGTAAGTCCATAACAGACAAAGAAAAGACTCAAATTATTGCTAAAGAACAACAACATAATGCAAAAATGCAATCAAACCAGCAAGCTTTAGCTAATAAAATCAATACAATAATTCAAAATGCAGCTAGTAAAAATAGACAGTTAAAAGCAGAAGAAGTAAAGGAAATTGAAGTATGTCAAAAGCAAATGCAAGAAAATGCCGTTAAACACTTATCTGAAAGTGAAACAGAATCCAAGGTTATAATGGAGAGGGTAAAAAGCTATAACGACCGCATGAGCGCTGAGCAGGCAAGTGAAGTTATTAAAAACGCAGAATCACAAAGGGTAAAAACTGTAGATCAAGCTAATAAACAATTTTTAGAAACAAAAGCTAATATTGAAAATATGCGAGATGTAACAGGAAGCATAACTAAAGAACAGGCTGATAAAATGATAAAGGAAGCGGAAAAACAAAGAGACGGGAGCGTAAAAAAAGCAGATGAATTAAAGCAAGGTGTAGTTACTAAAGTAAAAGAAATGAATTCTGATGTTATCAAAGATGTTGATACTTCAGATGGACATATAAAAACTACTTGGGAAAAAACAAAAGAATCAGTTTCTACAAAAGCACAGGAAATGAAAAATTCTGTGGTTGAAGCGTTTAACCAAAAGAAAAAAGAGGTAACTGATAAGGGTAACGAAATAAAAGAAAGTATAACCACAAAATGGAATGAAACAGTAGAATGGTTTAACACACTTCCAAGTAGGCTTAGAGAAAAAGCTCATAATATGTTTGAAAGTATGCGACAAGGAATAAATGAAAAAATGGCAAGTGTGAAACAAAGCGCTACAGATATTGGAGAAAGTATTAAAAATGCTTTTACATCTATTCCAGAAAAGATGCGTACTATTGGCCATGATATAATGGAAGGTCTTAAAAATGGAATTAGAAATAGAATAGATTCTATTAAGGAAGCTGCTAGTGAAGCAGCAAGAGCAGTAGAGGAAAAGGTTAAAACTGTTTTAGATATTCATTCGCCTTCCAGAGTTATGATGGAGTTAGGTAAATACACTAGCCAAGGATTGGCCTTAGGTATATTAGAAGATATAGATAAAGTAGAGAAAGCTGCTTCATTAGCAGCTCAAACTATTAAAGATATAATAGAAGGTAAACTATCAGATGTGAAAGTGAAAACTAATACTAACGATAGAGAAATAAAAGATAGATTAGCAAGACAATTAAATTGGGGTGCTAATAATAAAGCGGAGTATCAGAAGTATTTGGAATTTATAAATAAACTTAATAAAGAAGAGGTAGAACAAAGTAAAGAATATCTGAAGGAAGATTACGAAAACCGTGTTAAAAGTCTTGATGATAGATTAAGAATACTTAAAAATGAAAATAGCCTAGAATTGCAAACAGAAAAGGCCAGAATAGATGCTCAAATATCGTACTATCAAAATTTACAAAGGAGCACTAAAGATAAGAAGGCTAAATCTAATTATTCTAATCAAATAGCAAGCCTAAGACAATACCAAAAACAAGTATTAAATACTACTAAAGCTAATCAAAAGGCACAGGTAGATAGCTTGGAAAGGTCTAAGAAAGCACTGGAAGAGTATTACAAAGACGGCTTAAATTTATTAGAAAAAAGAGAAGATGCAGTAAAGAAATCATTAAAAGTTCAAGAGAATACTTTTAAAGATCTAATAATTACTTATGATATTGCAATTAAGACTTTAAGTATAAAAACAGGAGATTTAATAAAAGATTTAGAAAATCAAGAGGCTATAGTAGTTGTGCAATCTAAAAAGGTTGAAGATTTACGAAATAGGTATGAAGATTTAGCATATACTTTTGGGGTAACTGCGGATGAAACAATAAAAGCTCGTGAAGAATTTGAAAAAGCTAGAGTAGAATTAGAAAATATGGCAAATACAGTTTCAGAAGCATCTAAAAAAATTGCTGATGATATAAATAAGTTCCAGAAAACTATTATGGATGCCTTGAAGGAACGATACTCAGATGAATTAAAATTACAGGAAGAATCTATAAATACTGAAATCAAAAATTTAGAAAAATGGAAAGATGAAAGTATAAATAGGATAAATTTTGTTTATGATGCTAAAATAAAAGCCATTGATGATGAACTAAAAGCCTTAGATGAAGCTGAAAAAGAAAAGGAAAGACAAGAGAAAGATAATGAAGATTTAGATAAAATAAATAAATTGAAACTTGCTATTGAATATGAGCATGATGAATTTAACAAAGAACAATTAGAAAAAGAGTTGGAAAAAGCTATAAATGAAAGAAATGATAGATTAGAAAAACAGGCTTTAGAGGATAAGAAACAAGCATTAAAAAATCAAAAAGATACATTAGAAGAGAAAAAGAAAAATGAAGTTAAAAATATAACCGATATTTTTAATTTAGAAAAGGCTTCACATGAAAATAGACTTTCTGAATTAAAAAAGTTTTATGATGAAAAAACTAAAGAAGCAGCACTTCAAGCAGAAGCAGAAAAAATGATTATGGATAAAAATCAAAAGGATATTATAGATTTACTATATAGTTATAGTAAAGAATATTTAATGGCAGGAAGTACATTAGGAGAGCAACTCGTACAAGGGTTTAAGCCAAAAATCCAAGAAATAAAAGATATGATTGCTTCTATAAATAAAGAAATAGCTAGTGCTAGAGAAAATGCATTACAAGTACAAAGTGCAGCTAGGAGCATTACTAATAGTAATGTAACCAATAATGCCAATAAAACTAATAATTTTAATGTTAATGTACAAGGATATAGTGCTAGTAGAGATATAGAGAGTACTATAAATAGGCTGGCATTTACTGTTTAAGGGGGAGAGCTACATGCAAAAACTAAATATAATAAATAGCAATGGTAAAGAGCTTATATTAAGTAGCTCCAAGCCTTTTATATTTAGAAGTATAGGAAACACTGGAAATAATAGCGCTAATATATACAGTTCTACTGGAGCAGGTCAAGATGGAATAAGCATAGATGCCATAACATTAAAGGAAAGGTTATTACCTATAGTCGGTGGAATATTTGGAGAAAGTAAAGAAGATTTGCATAGAAAAAGGGCTTTTTTAAGCTCTTTTTTTAATCCAAGAGATAAATTTTCTATAACATATAAAGATGATGCTAAAACTAGAAAGATATTTGGAATAGTACAAGATATAACATTTAATGGTGTTGTAGGAGTTACACAAGAGTTTTTAGTACAGGTACTTTGTCCTAACCCATACTGGAGAGAATTAGAAGAATATAAAACAACAATAGCCTTATGGCAAGGTGATTTTGAATTTCCTTTAGAAATTCCACCAGAAGGTATAGAGATGGGACATAGAGTTAGTAATCTTATTTGTAATATAGCAAATAAAGGAGATGTGCTTACAGGTATGAAGATACAGTTCAAGGCACTTGCTACTGTTGTAAATCCAAGTCTCTTTAATATTAATACTAGAGAGTTCATAAAAATAAATCGTTCACTTAATGCTGGAGATGTGTTAGAAGTAACAACTGAAATTAATAACAAAAGGATAGAGTTAATTAAGAGTAATGGCACTAAAGAAAATGTATTCTATTGGCTTGATTTGGAATCAGACTTTTTGCAACTTGATAAGGGCGATAATCTCTTTAGATATGATGCTGAAAAGGGTATAGATAATTTAGAAGTTGTTATATATCATACTCCTTTATATTTGGGGGTGTAAATTTTGAGTTCTATTAAAATTTTAGATAAAGATATAAATCTATTAGGTATTATAGATACTTATGAGAGTTTTAGTCTCACTAGAAGGTTTTATAATTATGGTGAATTTGAATTAAGGATAAGTGCTAATAAACCCCACGTAGATAAATTAATAAAAAATAATCTTATCTTATTAGGTAAAGCTTATAACAAAGTAGGGATAGTATTACACAGAGAATTTAATTATCAACAAGGTGGAGAAAATACAGATTTATTATTAATTAAAGGGATAACATTACAAGGTTTAACTAAAAGAAGACGAATAGTCCCACCAGTAGGACAAGATTTTGATAGCTGTATTGGTAACCAAGAAACTATAATAAAATATTTTGTAGATAAAAACTGTATTAATCCATCGGACAGTAAAAGGAAAATAGATAATCTCATACTAGCGGAAGATAAAAAACGTGGTAATGAGGACAGATGGCGTGGCTCTTATGAAAATTTAGCTGATAAGTTACAAATCATAGGAGAATATAGTAAGCTTGGCTGGAATATTTCTTTAGATCATAAACAAAAGAAATTTATTTTTGATGTAATACAAGGAAGAAATTTAACAGTTAATCAAAATACAAATCCTCCGGTTATTTTTAGGAGTGATTTTAATAATATTTCTACAAGACATTATATAGAAAGTATAATAAATAGTTCTAATGTAGCTTATACAGGAACTAGAGAAGATAAAGACAAATTAGTATTACAATTAGGAGAATCAACGGGATTTGAGAGAATAGAAACTTTTGTGGATTGTAATTCGGATGATGTAGAAGAAATAAATCAGACAGGCAAAGCGAAGTTACAAGAGCTTAAGGAACTAAAAACATTTAATTTGGATGTTAACCCATTAGAAACTTTTGTGTATGAAAAAGATTATGATTTAGGGGATATAGTTACGATACAAGATAGAAAATTAAAAATTACTATGGATAGTCAAATAACAGAGATTCAAGAGCAATATGGCAAAGAAGGGCTAAAGTTAAAAATAACATTTGGAAGTAGCATACCTACTTTATTAACTGCAATAAAAAGGATGGTGAGGTGAGAAAATGGAGAAAAGTTTTGCATTTAATAGTATTAATGGAGATAGGAGATATAAAGCAGAAGATTTTGCATCTTATTTTGCAAGTTTTATAGGTAATGGTGTATTCCCTAATCCTAGCACTAGCTTACAAGTAATAGCCAACAATGATATGTCTGTAACAGATAAACCAGGGAAAGGATGGATTAATGGATTCTACTATCAAAATACAGATGATTTTATATTAAAATTAGACGTTGCAGATGGTGTACTTAATAGAATAGATAAAGTGGTATTGAGGCTAGACTTTAATAAAAGATCTATTAATTTATACATTAAAAAAGGGGTATTTGCAAGTAGCCCAGTTGCTCCAACTCTTCAGCGCGATGCAGATGCATACGAACTAGGACTTGCAGATGTAAAAGTTAATGCTGGGGTAATTAAAATAACACAAGCTGATATAACAGATTTAAGATTAGATAAAAATCTATGTGGTATTGTGCATGGGGTAGTAGATCAAGTAGATATAACTACTATATTTAATCAATACAGTACAAGGTTTAAAATAAAATCAGAAGAATTTGAAAAAGAATTTGAAGCATGGCTTAAAACTTTAAAGGATGTTTTAGGGGAAGATACAGCAGGCAATCTATTAAACTTAATAACTAAAAATACTGAAAGTATAAAAGAAATTAATACACAATTGGATGATATTACGACAGATACTAAAAGGTTAACTAATGCTAAAGATATAACAGGCGCAATTAATGAACTTTTTACAAATGCCAATAATGGTAAAAAATTAATATCTGACGTTGTCGGAAACCCATTATTGGCTACTGATACATTCCAACAACAGAATGATAAGATACAAAGTCTTAAGAATGCTCTTGTTAGTAATCTAAATGTCAAAGGACAAGTGATCAGTAATGCTGAAAGCTTAAAGAGTTTAATAGATAAGGTATTAAATATCAATACAGGTAGGAAATCTGCAAGTGGTAAGCAAGACCAGAAGAATCTTATAAATGGTATAATTTTAGAGGTTAGTGACTTGGATTTCAAACCTTCAATAATTTTTCTATATGTTAGCAGTCATCTTTCTTATAATATTGCTTATTCAAACTCATCAGTGGGCTTTAAATACTGTTATTCCAGTGGGATTAGTTCAAACTATAACTACGCAGAATTCCCACTTTTCATTAAGTCTGATGGCTTTAGGTATGAAAATTTTGATACTAACTTTTGGGATATTCGTTGGTTAGCAATAGAATAGGAGGAGAAATATGCAGAGAGGAAGCTTAATAATCTATGACAATACGGGTAAAATATTTTTAAATACGGGTGATGCAGAAGGGGATGTACTCCCTCACACAGTACCAGAGGGTTTACCCTATCTAATCACGGAGTTTGGACAATTAGATAACAAGATTGTAAAAGGTATAGATGTAGAAACTAAGGAATTAATAACAGAAGATATTCCACACATAGAAACGCAAGAAGAAAGATTAAAACGAGAAAAGCAAGAATTAGAAAACCAATTACTTTTACAAGCAGACAATAATTTAGATGGAGGTATTTTATAATGGAAGTTAATATGGTAATAGTAAGAATATGTGCAGAGAGAATAACAAATAAGGGGTTAAATCCAAAAACACAAAAAACTTATATTTTAGATGATGTAACAAATACAGATTATAGAAAAGCTATAGAAGATTATATATTAGAACATACACCAGAAGTTTAGCCGCACATAGGAATAAGCAATCTTAGTAACTAAAATATATGTTAATATTATGAAAAAATGTAATAAATTTGACAAAACATATAGTTAAGTGTATTATATAATATATATAGCCTGTCCATCTAAATGAATATATACAAAAGGGGTGTTATTATGAAAATTTTTAAAAAAGTTTCTACAATGGTAATGGCTCTTACAATGTGCTTGATGATTTTTGGTGGTGATGTTGTATTTGCTAAAACTAATTGGGGAGATAAATTTGAGGATCCAGTAACAATATATCGACATGGTGGAGGTTCAGCTAATGTAATGGTACCAATAGATAATGTAAATGATAATGATTGGTATTTAATTGACAATTCTTCAGGTTCTACATTTAACTTCGGTGTTTTCTTAACTCCACCTCCAGGTATAAATTATGATATGCAAATTGTAAGAGTGGATGAAAATGGTGCTATTACACGTAGCACCTATGTAGACGATAATGGTCCAGGTAATTTGGATGGTTTTGGTACAGGAATTGAGGCAGGTTGTAAAATATATGTAAGAGTTATGTCTCATGGCAGAAATGATTATGATCGTAACAGACCATACGAATTAGAATTTATAAAGTATAACTAAATCAAAAAAATTAGTGTAGGTAAAATAGCTTGGCAAATGCTAAGCTATTTTTTTACAATAGATAAAAATTATGTACACTTATACTTATTAGTGTGTATTGATGTATATTTATAATTTATAGTATGTATTGTATAATTTCCCAGAGGGGGATTATATATGGCAACTATAAGAAAAAATATTACACTGGATCCTAAAGTGTATGAAGATTTTTGCAAGATAGCTGAGAAAAAAGGAATAAGAATGTCAACTTGGATCAATGCAAAGATGAAAGAATTTATAGAGGAAGAAGAGGAAAATGCACATAAATAGTAAGGAGGAATTTATATCATGCAAAAATATTTAGTAATTGGTTTTGCTAATGAACAAAAAGATATTATAAAATCACACCCGATAATTAATGAAAATGGAATAGAATTTAATACTTGTATAACTGTAGATACTGATTCTTTTAAAACGAAAGTACAAAACAAAGAATCTTATAATGAAGTGTATTTTATTATTAAAAAATATAATAACAAAAATTGCTTTATTGAAATTACACAAGATAATTTAGATGAAATACTTGATACTTTACCTATTAAATAAAAGTTTATATACAAGCTATAAGGCACTTAATAGAGTGTCTTTTTTAGTTCGCAATAGTAAGTATTTATAGATATGAATACTTACAAATGGCTATAAATAAAGGTTTATGAGTATAAATGGATATAATTGTTAATTGATAAATAAGACGGCAAAAAAGGATGGCTTAAAAACTTTAGAAAATATAGATAAAGCACAATAAGTAGATTATGAGAAAGAACAATAAAGGATATGGAAAAAACATTAAACTATAATAATTGTAAAAATGATAAAGTTTTAAAAGAATCATTGTAGATTGCTAAATATTTTATTTTAGCATATAATATAAAGTAAAATAAAGGAGGTGTAGGATAATGTTAACTGGTAAAATATTTCTTAATAAATTTAATGAGCTAGTTGGGTTAATTTACACTCCGAGTCCTAACATTGATTATTATTCTTATATAAAGAAACAATCAGATTTGGGATATCATCAGGTAATAATAACTTCTCAGATGATGATTAATTTAATTGAATGCTTGTGTATTGATCGTGATTTTGAAGTTACTAAAATTGAACTTTTAGAAGAAGATATGAATCAAGATGATACTATATCACAGTATTTAGATCTTACTAAAAAAAATAAAATATATTTTCACAAATTAATTGAGGAACTAAAATTTATTAAAAATGAATCATCGATTGATATAAAAAGAGTTCATTTTATTGGTCATTCTAAAGATAAAAAACATTTTAGATTTTTTATTCAAGTAAATGGGGTTTATGAGATTGATAAAGAATTCTTTGAATATGAAACTAATGAGCTTATTAAGCTATTAAAAAGGTGTATGAATAATGAATAAATTAAAATACCTATATCCTATTGTATCATCTTTATTGGCACTTTGGGTTGTAAATTTATTTAATATTGTCAAATATTTTAGTTTTGTGCCTAGTGAACATAGATTTGATGTTTGCCTTGCATTATACTTAACTATAGTGCAAGGTTTATTTACATTAGCAGATGAATATTTAAAAGATAAGTTAGTTAGGATTTCATCTAAGGTACAAGTTATATTTTATGAGGGAAAACAAAATAAGGATATTAATATTAATCCAGTTGTTTGTTTTAATAAAGAAACTGGAGTGGGGGAAGTTAAATGTTCTATTAAAGCATGTGGTAAGACAGCCTTATTAAGTAATACTGAATTAATTATTCGATTTCCAAATTGGGTTCAAGTTCAACCAGATTTAAAGAAATGTGAATTATCACTATCGGGAAATGATAATTTGGTTTATATTCATCTAAAAAGTTTTTTGACTAATACTTTAAATGAAGAAGTTAAAATAGAATTTAATTTGCCTATGGTAATGAATGATTATAACGGACACAGAGAAAATCGAATTAAATGTGAGTTTAAATTTATTAATGATAATATAAAATATAAGATACATCCTAAAAAATATAATACTAATAGTTTTAAGCTTATAAGTGAAAATATATGATTGTGGGTGATGGGGAAAATGGCTAGCGTGACAAGATGGGTAGATAATGAGTCAATATCATTAGAAAATGCTATAGATAATGTAATCACAATATCAGAAAGAGAAAATGATTCGGAGGTTACAACACGGTATTGTAATTGGAAATCTAAAAAAATATTTAATGAAATTCAAATAACACAACTTAATAATAGAGAAATAAAATATAATTATTTTTCAATATCATTTGATAGTGTAAGGCCAGGGCCAGAACCAGTAGAAGATAGAACGACACATAATAAGTGTTTTGTTATAGTTTATTTTAATGGTTCTTCTGTAAACTATATAATAGATAGAAATTCGGATGCGAAAACTATTTTAAGAAAATTGCTTAACTATTCTGGTAAAAATGAAATTAGAGAAAATAATTTCGAAGTAGATAGTGATTTGTTTATTTGGCTAATTAGTAAAGTATATTATGATGAAAATACAATAGAGATTAATAGTGAAACAGATGTTAAACTTGTATTACAATCTATTAGAGGATTTAAAGGAGATTCTCAAGATTATTTAACAAAAGTTTCGGCTTTTGGAGAGTCTGTAACGAAAATAATTAGTACACTTTCTTTTCTTCTAGAGAGTCGCAATATTAATCAGATAAAGGTTAATATAGATTATGGAAACAATCGAGGAATCATAATAGAATTAAATATTAATAATTCTGTTAGAATTAACACGGAGATGTATATAGGAGATTACATAATGGAAGTTCCAGAGAAAAAGATATCTCAATTGTATCTGTTGTTTTATTTAGAATTATTCCCTAATCTTATACAGTCATATCAGAATGAAAAAGAGTGTGAGTTGTGGAATAGGGAGAAAAATATCAACTTTTTAAAAGATGTTGCTGAAGCTTTAACGGAAAGTATAAATATTAAATTGAATACATTGACAAATAAATAATTTATTATAAGCATAAAAATAATTTAGAAAATTTAAATATAATTTATATAATAAAAAAGAACTTGTTTAATACAGGTTCTTTTTTATTAGAATTTTGGAGGTGTAATGTGGAATTAAAAGTATGTGAAGAAAAACATAAAAGATTAGAAGAAAAAATCAATGTTCATGATATTAGGATTAACGATCATTCAAAAAGAATTGATAAAATAGAACAAAATCAATCTAGGACAGATGCTAAAATTGAAAATTTATGTGACCAGTTAAAACAATTAGTAAGCATAATGAAATGGTATATAGGAGTATCGGTAGGAGCTTTAGTAAGCTTCTTTTTTTATGCAATCCAACACAATATTTTTAAATAGAAGGGTAGGCGATTATATGGATTTTCTAAAACAGTTCTTACAGATAAAAAAGATTATAGCATTATTGACTACTATAGTGTTTTGCATTTTAGCATTAAAAACTAATATATCTAGTACAGAATTTTTGAGTGTATTTACATTAATAATAGGATTTTATTTTGGGCAAAGCTCAGCTAGACAAGCAGTAAAAGAAAGTAAAGAGCAGGAATAAACCTGTTCTTTTTTTATTAAATTTTAGGAGGAATGTTTTATGAAAATAGGAGTAGATTGTGGGCATACAATGTCAGGAGCAGATTATGGAGCAGTAGGAATAAAAGCAGAATCTAATTTAACTAGAGAGGTAGGCACTAGAGTAATAAGTAAATTAGAGGCTTTAGGCCATACAGTTATTAAGTGTTATAAGGATACTTGCAGCAGTTTGCAAGATAGTTTAAGTTATAGAACTAATACAGCTAATAATAATGATGTAGATCTATATGTATCTATTCATTTTAATTGCTATAATGGTAGTACTTATGGTACTGAAGTATTTACATATGGAGGTAAGGAGATTCCACAGGCAAGACAAGTATTAAATAATATCTGTTCTTTAGGTTATACAAATAGAGGTTTAAAAGATGGTTCTGGTCTTTATGTATTAAAACATACAAAAGCTAAAGCCATGCTTATAGAATGTTGTTTCTGTGATAATGCAGGAGATATGAACAGATATAATGCCGAAAATATGGCTAATGCTATAGTTAAAGGATTAGTAGGACAAACTACAAGTAGTACACCAAACAAGCCAACAAGTAACAATAATAATAGTTGGGTTAGTCTAGACGGTAAAACAGGGATTATAAATACTTCAAGCGGTGTAAATGTAAGAGAAGCTAAAAGTACATCTTCCAAAATATTAGGTGCTTTACCTAATGGTGCAAAGGTTAAACTTTATAGAAAAGAGGGAGATTGGATACACATTTATTATCCTCCGCATGGCGGATATGTTTATGCTAAATATGTAAGATATTAAATTTAAAAGGTAGTTCCAATTAAGGAACTACCTTCTTTTTTATTGACAAAGCATAGAAAATATATAGTACATTTTTAGTATTTACAATTACAAAATATTTATTTAAAAAATCAAAAGGAATTTTTTAACATATGTAGAATACTAAATATAATAGTTTTCTATAAGTTACTCATAGACCTCTGTATTTTACAAAAAGAACCCCTTTTATTGGGGTTCTTTTTGTATGGATTTATATATTGGTGCTATGTTTTGGTCTATTTTTATTATATCCAGATGTAGAAAAATTAATCAATCGGAAATATATAAGCTATCAATTTTCAGGGTACTTCTATAATGGAAGTACCTCTTTTTTTTTATTGGAAAAATTATTATAAATCATATAAATAATTCATAAAAAGTATTGACTTGTTATAGTACATGTACTATAATATAATTGTAGGGAGGTGAGGGAATGACAAAAAAGAAGAAGTTAAAAAGGAAGGATAAAAAAGAAATAATCGAGTTAATAACCGCCACAGTTAATTTGATTATTTCTATAGCAACACTAATCTTACTAATGCTAAAGGGCTTTTAAAAGCCCTCCCTTCCTAAAAACTTCTTCTATTTAATAATATCATATTTTAAATATTAAATAAATAGAGGTGATTTTATATGAAAAAGGAAAACATAACAATGACAATAAATATAATCACTTTAATAGTAAATATATTAATCCTAATAATATTATTGGTTAAATAGGAGGTCAATATGGATAATAAAGATAGACAAAAAGTGGCGGATAAAAAATGGATTGAAAAAAATAGAGAACATGCAACGTATTTAAGAAATAGAAGTAGTGCTAGAAGTTTTATACGAAATAAAGCAACTCAAGACGATTTAGAAGAATTAAAAGAGTTAATAAAAGAAAGAGAAGGGAATTTAAAATGGGAAAGGGAATAAGATATCTAATAGTAGGCTTATTATTAGGAGCTTCAACTAGATTTGTTGGTGTAGCCAATGCGGTTGAACCAGCAGAGGATAATGGAGAAGAAAATGGAGAATATATGTATTGCTTAGACCAAAATAGACCCCTTTGGATATCTATATATGATGTACATCAAGAAGAAAAATTTATTTATTTCCGACAACCAAATTCAAATAAAATAATTAAATTAGCAGAATTAAAGTGAAAACAAAAAGGTAGTTTCCCAAGAGGAACTACCTCTTTTTATATACAAGATTTGTTGATTTATTTACAAATATAACATTTTTGGTATAATTGAACTATATCAACAAAAGGGGGATTAGGTACATGAAAAAGAATTTTAAATTAATAATAGGTGGACTTATTATATTTATTGCAGGGTATTTTATAGGTGATGCAACAGCTATAAGTAGAGTAAAAAAACAAATTGGGCAAGGCACAGAAAAGCAAGTTTCTAGTGCAAAAGAGGAAGTAAAAGAAGAAAAGAAGGATATTAAATTTGGAGAGCAATCTGCTGTAGGGAATTTAGGTGTTAAAATTTTAGAAGCTAAAGAAAGCACAGCTATTTCTAATGAAGCTGGAAAATCAACACCTAGTGGAAAATTTATAATTATAAATTTAGAGATAAAAAATAATGGAGAAGAAGCTACAGAATATAGCCCTCGTGATTTTAAATTAAAACATGATAAAAAAACATATGAAATTGATGATAATTCATTTGAAGCACTAGGTAATTTAAATAGCCAGGAAAAAATATATAATAAAAATGAGAAGTTCATAGGTTCATACGATAAATTTAATTCTGGAATAAGTAAGAATACATTTGCTGTATTTGATGTACCTAAGGAAGCTAAAATAGAAGACCTAAAATTAATAACAAAGCATAATAAAGGAATACAATTTAATCTTAAATAATAAAAAAACTCTAGAGGGTTAACCTTTAGAGTTTTTATTTATACTTTTCTATTACTTTTATTAGATCTAATAATAATTCCTTATTCTTTTTATCTTTTAGATTTAAATTATATCTTTCTTTTGTTCTACCCAGTAAATAATCTAAACTTACATTAAATATATCTGCTAATCTTACTAAATTATTTATGTTAGGTTCTATAATTTCTGCTTCATAACCGGATACTGTCTGCCTAGATACGCTAAGTAGTTTTCCTAATTCCTCTTGCGTAAGTTCCTTTTCTTCTCTTAACTCTTTTAATCTATCCCCAAACAA